GTGTTTGATCTCGATGATACTTCAATGAATTATTCAGACTTGAATATCACGGCAGATATTTCACAGCTGAAGAACCGACAAACCGTTCGTGGTGGTGAAGCGGTTGATTCAAACCTCTATACTCAAGTCGAAGTTTGTGATGGAAAACAAGAGTCTTGGAATCTGGACTATAAAGCAAAATCATTGCAGATTTGGGTCGATACCACTGGGACTGGTGCAAGCTATGTTCAGAAGACTGTCGGTGTGGAAAATCTCGATGATCCAGCATCATTTGAATATCTTTTCAACTTCCAGGAAAAAGTTGTCAGAAGGTCAACTGCTTCCATTCTTCCCGTCGGCTCTCTCTTCAAGCGCATTTATTATCCATACAAACCAATCAGAGTTCGTGTGGAGAATGCCACTTCTATTCTTGCCACAAAAGCCTTGCTTGGTGGTGATGGTATCTTCGAAGGTGCTGTTGTGACAGATGCGTCAATCAAAGACTGGAATGAAGCCCGTCTTCGTGCAAGAGCAGAAATTGAAAACTATGCAAACGCCATTTTGACGGCAGATTTCACCACAGAAATTGATGGATTGTCAGCGTGACAAATTATTCATATTATTGATTCGAGCCGTGGCATTGATGATGATTTCTTGATTCAGAAAATCACGAAGGATTCAAAAAACAATGAGAAGTGGAAATATAAAATTTCTGCTGGTTCGACAATGTTCGGCATCATAGAGTTCTTTCAAATGCTTATCAAGAAGACAGATGATTTGACTGTTGAGGTCAACGAGCAAGTGGACATTGTGAAAAATCAAGATGAAGTGATGACTTGGGGAGAAGTTTTCACTTTCACACACAAAAACAAAGTCTTCTATGCTCACAGCCGCACTGGTCAATATGCCTACACTCTCACCTTCACTGAAGGTTGATCGTTGAATGATGCCTATTGTGGTTTTTCTCAAGTCTCATAAAATACAAATATGAAAATCGACAAAGTCGCCATCATCACACCAAACTGGAAGATCACCAAAGCAACTGACGAAACTCTCGCCAGGATTTTGGTTGAGAAACTACACCTGAAAGAAAGCGTTCACAATGTTGAACTATTCATTCAGCGTCTTCAGAACAAGCATCAAGAGACTCTGGAATTTCTCGGAAAGGTTCTTCGGAATTATCAAGGAAATTTTGAATCAGACTTGAAGATATTTGAAGCACACAATATCATTCCACAGGTTCTTCGATACCAGTTTGCAACCCTTCTGACTGGCACGAGTCCAGCCAGTACATTCAACGCAAATTATATCGCACTCTGAAGCAGTTCGACAACTCCAGCAGCAACAGACACGCAACTTGGAACAGAAACCGTCAGATGACTATTCACGAACCGATATAGAGTTCTTGAAGTTGCCTATTTGGACAAATACTTCACGACAACTGAAGTGGCTTGACATACCTATCTCGAAGCGTGAGTTTTCTGTGATGGTACTGGTTCGGCAAATAGTGGGTATCTGCTCTCTCGCATCAATATGAATGAAACCATATCGGTCAACGAAACACTTTCAATCAACGCGTCAATCACAATCAGTTCTGCAACCTAGTTGCTTTTTATAGCGTAAAAACTACAATTCATTTATGCCAAGACTCAATTCAACAACCTGGTCTGTCGCCGATGCCATCACGGCAACTCGAATGAATCAATTCAATTCTGATCTCGATGATCTCTATTCTGCTGGTTCAGACCGATTGAAAGTCTATGCCGCTTCTGCTTTGAATGTGAATGTTGGTGCTGGAACATACCGAGTCGGAAGCACAGAATGAAACTATGCTGGTGGTGTTGTCGCGATGACAAACAATGCAACAAATTATGTGCAGATTGATTCCACTGGAACGATTCAGGTCTCCACAAGTGCCTGGAATGCCAACTATACTCGCCTTGCAATCGTCGTCACCGTCTCTGGTGCTGTCACTTCAATCACAAAATGGAGAAACGATGCTGTCGGTTGAGTTATGGGCGCAAGTGGTTTCGACAATATCACTTCGACAACATATACAAAAGGATTGCTGACTTCTTTCGATGCAGACACTGTCACCTTCACTTTGACATATAATAGAAATAGACAAGTCAAGACAATCACGAACGGTTCAAATACCTGGACTATGACATATAATGCACTTTGAAACCTGACGGGAACGGTTGAATCATAATTATTTTTTTATTTATAAACTATGTTAGTTCTCAACACCAGCCAACCGAAGCGCGTATATACAACACCAGTTCGTGTTGATGCAGAAGGTCAATATATTTTGACCGATTTGCACGACAACACCACGGTCTGACAGTGGTTTGATTATTCGAATAAATATATTTACTTTGTCAGAAGTCTTTCTGCTTCTCCGTGGTTGAAGATTGACAGATACACTTATGACACAAATTGAAATATTGGTTCGCTCACTCCAATCACACTTTCTTCTTTTGGAACATTCACTTCTGCACCGAGATTTGCAGCATTCCAGGGCGCACAGTCAGCAAACTTTCACCTTCTCTGTTCTGATGCTGGTGGTTCTGCATCTTTTGCAGTCAATGATGTTTATCCAATAAGTATTTCAGGAACCACAGCCACAAAAGGAACTGCATTGTCAGTTCCTTCTGTTGCGTCCTATGATCTCAACCGAGTCTTTGCAAAAGGTGCTGTTGTCTATGCCTTTTATTCTCTCACGGCTTCACCATACACTTGTGATGTTGGTCGAAAGTATTCTGGTTCTTGGTCTTCTCTCACAAGTGGTGCATTGCCATCAAGTGTGACTACTGTTCAAGATGATAATATTTCAAGCTATACTTATGCAACAGAAGTGTTTGGTGGTGCTGGTGATCTGCAAAAATGCCCAGCAATAGGTGCTGGTGCATCATTTGACAAATTCTACAATCTTTTCAGAAAGTGAAACTATTCTGTTTGTCTGAAATTTGATGGAAACACTGACACCTGGTCAGCAATAACTTATATGTTTGACCAAGTCTTTTGAGAAATTTCGTGAAATGTTATTTTCCACAATAAGCAAAATACAATCACCAAAATATTGAATACAAGTCTTGCGGAAATATGATCGTTGTCTGGTTTATCATTTTGAGCTTTGTCGAATAGCCTTTTGCAATGACCAATTGTTGACCTGACGAACTGAATTTGGCAGTTCAGGAATTCCACAACCATTGGTACCCCTGGAATATCATTCTTTTGATTCTATACCTGATCCGCAAAGCGTCTTGGAAAAGTTTGATTTTCAAATCTTGCTGGTGGTGGAGTCATATTCAAAATTGATTCAAATAACTGGTGAAATATGACACCATTTTCCACTTCTGTTCTTCAAGAAATGGACTACTATTGAGAAACAACGCTGACAGTATTTGTCACGAAAACGACAGGAACTTGATTTGCTGAAATTACTGACTAACCTTTTCCCACTATGAAACTCTATATCAAAATTGATGAAGATTGATTCATCACTGAAAGTTCTCTCCAGCCATATGACAAAGCTGAAAAGGCGAAGACTATTGATGTGACAGATGCTCAATATGAAAAGATTCGCAAACAGTATGACACAAAAGTTGTCGATGGTGAAATTGACAGCCAGACAAAGTGAGATAATGCAAAGATTATTGAACAACGCCAGATTGATGCAGAAAAAAGAGAGGCTGATCGAAAGGCAGCTGAACTTGCTGCACTTCAAGAAACACCAACACCCACTGAATAGGGTATCTATTTTCTATCCTCCCACTTATGGACGATATTTTGATCCAGATGCCGCCAAGTGCCGCACTCGACAAACCAGACCAACGAGATTTGGAATATTCCGAACTCGTTTTTGGTGATACTGCACCAGTTGTGAAAGTTCAGTTTCCATATAGTCGTGTCCATATACCAAACCAGGGTGCTGATCCGCTGATGTATATGTCTTGTACTCGCCAGGGTGTTTTGAATATCAATAATGCACAGAATATTGTTGAAAGTGATTTGTCTGGCAAGCCAGCAGTCTTCACCGATCCGAAAGTCCTCTGGCAGAAAAGAATTGCTGAAAAGCCGTCTGTTCAGAAAGATGGTGATTCCCTTCAATCCGCACTCAATCAAATGATTGCTGAAGGTCTCATTGCTGGATATTCTCGCGTCGGAACCATAGACGCGATGATTGATGCAGTGATGCGCGGTCATTGGCTCTATTCTGGTTCGAACAACTGAAACTGGACTGCTGTTCGTGAACAAAAGATATATAGCAAGAGAACTGATGGTCAGATTGTTGGTCACGCATTCGCGGCTGGTGTCGATGTCGATGTTGCACAGAAGACTTTCAAAGGTATCAATTCATATGGTGACAATAATGGATATTTTGACATTCCATTCGATGAAATGACTGGTCTATACACCATTTATGCAATCGCTGACGCTCGTGATGAAGCTGCAATCGCTGCATATCAAGCATTGAAGAACAAGAAGCGTTTGGAATACACTGCAAACTCTCCATATTCTCAACTCCTGATTGATCTCCGAATGCAAACTGGAAAATTGCCACTCTTCAACAACTACAATGACAGCGAAGGAATCACGAAGGAAATCACAGAAATCTGAATCTTGCGATACCTGGTCAATCAGAAATAGTTTTTATTTTTTACCCCTTTTACTATGGAGACACTTGCCCCAATATTCGTCGGTGCTATCATCACCGTTCTGACACAGTTTTCAAAGCGTTCTGGTCTATCAAATAGGCTTGTTCTCGCAATCTTTGTTCTCGTTGCTGCCACTGCATACACTGCATATCAATATTTTGCTGATGAAGTTATCAAAGCACAAGTTGCTGCATTCTCTGCACAGACATTTTGATCTGCCGTTTTCTTCTATGAATACTTTGTTCGAATAATCGAATCAAATTCACAGTCAGTGACAGAAGTGAACAAACTAGGATAGTTTGTATAGTGACCGACACTGAATGTGAACAAACTTTTGTTGTTAAGTGTAATTTGCAACGAAATAAGTGAACCGACCTTTCCGCTTCAATCAAATGTTTTTCTATCCATTTTGTTGCTAAGTGTATAAAAAGAATCCCCGTTTGGGGATTCTTTTGTTGTCCAGTGGTTGTCCGTGGGTTGCAAAGCGGTTGTCTGACCGTTGCACCCAGTGCCGCAGCGGTTTTCTACTCTTCGCCGATTCTGTGAGGTGTGAACCGTGGGGAAGGGGAGAGAAACGATTTGACTCTCTCCAAGATAGTCTTTCCAGTCGGCTCGCTTGTGAATGAATTTGGTTTGACCTCTCGGAACACTTTGTTGATGTCACCAGACCGTTCAGCACCCTGGAGAACTGAAGCGATGTCGGAACGGCTATATTCAGGATTGAGGACACGGGCATTGTTCTCACCTCTTGCCAGGATTCCAAGTTCTTCAAGTTTCTGTGCAAGGTCAGTGAACCGATTTCGTGGGATTCAGAACTTCTTTTCTATGTCGTCGCGCTTGAAGCTCTGGAATTCGAACAGATGGTCGAGAATTTCAACGATTGGGATTCCTTCAAGGGTTTCACCCGTCGGAACTTGTTTCGCGTGTCTAGCGACCAATATTTTGATGATGTGATATATCTTGCGTGCATTGAAAAGGATTCCGAATGAAAGAACTGTCTTTGCGAAGGCGTAATTGTGCCATTCATTGATGGCTTGTGCTATTGCCTGGGCGTGGTCTGGGTGAATCAGTGCATATGCTGCACAGCCAGAGACGACACCGAGACCGAGATTGATGAACATTTCAAGCAATGATATGCTTTCGATGCTGTCGAGTACCTTTGACCAGATAATTGAACGAATAGTGCGGTGTCCAGAGAATGTTGGATTGAATGTGTTCATAGTGGGGTTTGATAGTAAATGATAAAAGATGATAACTAGAACTTCAGACGAAGGTTGCCGTTGATTTGGATATTGGCGACCTTCACTGAAGAGAAGAGAGAATGACCGAACGGGCGTTTCTCCTGAATGCTGTTTCTTTGCTCTGACTGTATACGGTCAACAGATTTGAAATATTCTGGTTTGAATATCACTTCTGTTGTTGTGCTGAAGAATCCGTCCTGGCGTTTGATGACCTGGTATTTGCGGAATGCGATTTCCCTTGTTGGGTGTTGATCGACGAGTTGGATTTGATGTGACATAGTTTCTGAATGAGGAAATAGAGTTTCTGACAGTTTTCTGACGGCAGAAATTCGCTAGGGTGGTTTTGATTTCATATTTTGTGGGGTTATTGATAGAACACCCATAGTGTGCCACACTCTTTTCGGCTTGTCAAATCTTTTGCAACTGTTTGCAACTGTTTGCACAAACCTCTTGCAGAAGCCAAAGTCTCAAAATTACATATGCAAATATGTGCAATCATTGGCAAAGTCGTGCAAAAAATACTTGCAAAGATTCTGGTTTTCAATATTGTTCTTTCGTGCCTATCTTTTAACCCCACTATTCTATGATTCAGCACACCTTCAAGAAGTCCCATCTGGGACAACGGAAAAATATCCAGCGATTGATTCGCTTTCGAGAGGTCACAGACAAATTTTGTATTGGTCTTGTGATCACGATGATTGCCTTCTTGTCTCTTGATCCAAACTTCCGTGATAATTATTCAATGTACTTCGTGGCGATATTTGTGCCAGTCGCACTTGTGAATATATTTTCCACGGTTGTCACTCGTGACTTCCAGTAAATTTCTATTTTTTATCCTTTTTACTATGCCAACAGAGAAATGCTTCATCATTTTTGGTGAAGGACACGACAACTGTCTTGCTGTCGTCACTGCCGAGACAGCGGAACAAGCCCTGGTTCGATTCTATAAGAATGCAGAACAGAAAGTTTCCTTTGATCTATTCCAGGAAAACCACAAGGCTGTTGAAACAGCCATCTTCCCAGTCTGAATGAATTCATTCGATGAATCGTTCGTCAAAGATGTTTGGAAGAACCGCATCATTCCAGAGAAAGGTGAACCAGCTCCAGAAGTCACAGAATAATATTTCCAACCCCACACCCCACTATGCAAATCGTCAAATTCAAGCCACAAGACCATTTTATCAAAGCACTCATTTTCGGAAAACCAGGAACGGGAAAGACAACTTTCGCGTCTACTGCTCCAAAACCGCTGTTCTTGTCCGCTGAAGCTGGTCTGCTTTCTATTGCAGATAAAAACCCCGATGCTGTCGTCATTCGTTCACTGAAAGACCTTCAGGACGCTCACGATTATTTGAAAACACAAAAACACGATTATCAAACCATCATCATCGACTCGATCACCGAGATCAATGAAATCATCAAGGCAGAGATCGAGAAGAAGAACAACCGTGCTATTCGTCGCGATGACTGGGGAGAGGTCTCCACAAAAATCAAGAGAGTCATTCGTGACTTCCGTGATCTCCCAATGCACTGCATATTTTTGGCGCAAGAGAATGTTGAGAAAGATGAAGACACTATCGTCCGCATCTATCCATCATTGAATGGAAAGTCTGCCACAGAGATTGCAGCTGCTTGTGATGTCGTTGGCTACCTAGATATTGACAAGACTCTTGGAGAAAGATATATGGTCGTGAAAGAACACGCTGTTCTTGCCACAAAGAACCGTCTTGCTCCACTGAAGACAGACAATCCAAGCCTGGACTTCTCTGAATGGGTCAAGCTGATGTCTTCAATCTGTGTTGGTGAAGAATGTGTCGTTGCCAAACACGAAGCACCACCAGAAGAAGAGAAATATGCACCACCAGGCTTCAAGGCTGTTGTTCCAAAGGGTATCGGCGACAAACGCATCGACCCAGAGACTATCAAGCTGATTGCCGATGTCTGGTCTCGTTTTATGAAGACAGCCATTGAGACACGCGGTGAAGAGAGAGATGAAAAGGGTCTTCAGAAATACCGCACAGATATTTCGGACGATATGAAGAAGGCAACTATCAAGAAACTCTATATCGTCAATGACGAAACTGGTTTGACCGAGAAACAAGCAATCGACTTTATTCAAAGGATAGAAATGAAGATTGATGAATTCAAGCCAAAAGAGCCAGTGAAACCAACAGCGGTTGCGGTTGACCCTGGACACCCAGATTGAGACCACACGGCAGAAGCAACAGTTGAAAAGGACGGTGACGGTGTCAAAGTGACAGATGTCAAAATCACCGAAGCCAAGAAGTCAGTGAAAAAGAAGTCTGAACCAGTCGAAGATGCAGTTGAGACTGCAAAGAATATCTTCCAGAGTGAAAAAACTGTTGAAATCAAATAATAACTCTCTATGTCTAAAAAAATCCTCTTCTTCGACACAGAGACAACTGGACTTCTTGAGAAGGACAAAAACGCTCCTCTCGAAGTGCAACCGCACCTGGTGCAATTCTGATATATTTTCGGTGAGTATGAGAAAGATGGAACCGTTTTGAAGGAAACTTCGAATGACCTCTATTTCAACCCTGGCGTTCCTATACCAGAACAAGCATCAAATGTCCACGGTATCACAGACGAAATGGTTGCTGACAAACCATCATTCGAATCATTCTCTGAACTGCTCACAGCCCTGGTTCGAACAGCCGATATTGTCATCTGTCACAATGCAGAATATGACCGTCGAATTGTCTTCATCGAACTTGATCGTCTCTATCCTCTCGATCTCACACCAGGCAAGAATGAATGGAAACAGATGTTCCTGGACAAAGAGTTTTGCACAATGCAAGCAACGATTGACTTCTGTGCTATAAAAAGCAACTACAAGGGATATAAATATCCGAAGCTGGACGAACTTCACAAAAAACTCTTTTGAGTGGGGTTTGACAATGCACACAATGCGATGGCGGACATAGAAGCAACAAAGAAGTGCTATTTCGAACTTTTGAACCGCAATATCATCTAAAAATCTCTCTATGAATTATGAAATCAAATTGGAAGTCCAGAAAGTCAAAGACCTTCACAAGCGCAAGAAGTCTGCAAAGACAGCTGAAGAGATCACGGCAGTTGTCGATGAATTCTATGCCTATGCCAACACACTTCATTTCAGACAGAAAGAAGTGGCGGAATATATCTTCATATATGGCGAATATGTTCCATACCACCAGAGAAACAAACCTTCTACTTCTTCACCTACTCCACTATGAAAAAAGATATAGAAATCAAGTTCGCTTGAGAGCCTTCACACTATAAGTTTTCAACAGACAAAAAAGATTGGTATTTCACCAGAAATGCAATGACATATGTTGTGAAATGACTCACAGCCAATCCAGGAAAATGACATATTGTTGAAAATTCAATTGGCGAATTCCTGGAATCACCAGCACGGTTCGTCGGTTTCAATATGATTTTTCAAACAAGAGATTGATTCTGATTGACTCCAATCATAGAAAATGTGCAATATACAAGTGAAACACCAGTTGTGAAAATAGATTCAAGTTCGAAGAAGATGTGACAACTCACACAGCAAATTCTTGTTATCCTGGAGAAAATCCCAGACACCAGAAATGATGATGTGCTTTTGACCACAGAAATTTGGAAAGAATTCTATGGTGATATGATTTATGACTTGAAGACAGATTCACCATTCATCTTTTTGAGTGAATTGTGAAAACTACCTCGTGAAGATCATATCAAAAGAATCCGTGCAAAGATTCAGAATGTCGACAAACGATTCCTTCCAACCTCTTGGGAAGTTGCGAAGAAACGACAAATCAATCAGTGAGTGTGGGAGTTGGCAATGCAAGAAACCACAAGCGGAATTGTCAATCCATAGTGTTTCGGCTCTATAATGCAAACAACAGCAAATTGTTGCAAATAATTGCAATAAAATCCTTGCATTCAAATCTTTATTTCATATATTGTCACCTGTCAATATATAACCTTTTTATTTTATGGAACAGCAACCAGTGTCATCTGCAAAAAAGCAGAAAGTGATCAAACTTCGTTCTTTCAAAGAACCGTCATCACACTTCAATATTCCAGCTGCGACAGAAACTGCAAAAATATCTCAATAATTCTCTTATGACAAACGAAACCCTCTTCACCATCAAAGAAGTGGTCGACAAAAAACTGCTCGGCTACAAAGGGCGGACAATTCGTCAGCTGATCAAAGACGGGAAACTGTGATTTGTGGATATATCCGAGAAAGGTTCTATCCGTCGCATCATAAGAATTCCAGAGTCAGCGATCACAAAGTTCATCAAGTCTCGGACAAAATAATTCCAATAATCTCGACAACCCACTATGTCAAGACCTACCAAAAACAATGCTGACTGGTTCTCTCACGATACCAACCTCCGAAATCACCGAGTCGTGAAAGTTGCTCGCAACAAATGGGGTGCTGATGGATATTCAGTATTTTGTATGTTGCTCGAACACCTGACGGACTCTGACAATTTCAAGATAGAACTCTCCGATTCTGAAGTGCAAGTCATTGCAGCAGACTTCGGGATTGATGAAAAACTGCTGAAGGAAATCATTGAATTCTATATCTGATTTGACCTTCTCCAGAAGAAGTGAGAGTTCATATATAGTCAGCACCTGATTGACCGATTGTGACCTCTGCTGAAGAAGCGCGAAAAAATGCGCGAAAAGTATGTCCAGGAGAAAACACCTCCGAAGCCAACTGAATCACCGCCAAAGAAAGATGTGATGACGGAAGCAGACTTCGAGAAGTTCTGGTCTGCCTATCCAAACAAGGTTGAGAAGAAGAAAGCAATGACAAAGTTTCTCAAACTGAAACCTTCACTTCTTCCAACGATACTCACAGCCATTGAGAAACAGAAGACCAGCAAGAAATGGAAAGAATGATTCATCAAGAATCCTCTGACCTGGATCAACGGCGAAAACTGGAACGATGAAATTCAAATAATCTCTTCAACAAATGAACCACAAGGAAAATGACATTCAAACACAGGAAAAATCAGCACAGAATGAAGTGCCGATGATACTGTCGCCGTGTAATTTCTGCCGTGATGGAATCGAACCATATGAAGCAGCTTGGAGTCAGATATATGGTGAAGTGCCACGGTTCTGTGATCACTGTGAAAAATGACAGACTCTTCGAACCGAGTGGCTGGAAGCACCAGCACAGATGGAATCGCTCAAAATCTGGAAGAGACGGAAAATTGACGCTGCATTGAAAAAATCTGGCGTTTCCGATAGATTCCAAGACAAGAGACTTTCAGACCTCAAGAGCGCGCCAAAACTCCTTGAGATTTGCCAGGGATATGTGGACAACTGGGAAGAGATGGATCAAAAGGGTTTCGGTCTCTATTTCTGGGGTGATGTTGGGACTTGAAAGACTCACACTGCTTCAGCAATCGCCAACGAACTCATAGAAAAGCACCTGGTTGAAGTGATGTTCATTTCATTCTCTGATGTCGCTGACCGAGTCAGAAAATCATTTGACAGTGACAATGCAGACAAGAGTCTTTTCAACGATATGAAAGAAGTTGATCTGCTCGTCATTGATGATTTTGGAATGGAGAAGCCGACGGACTGGTTGAAGGAACAGATTTTCTTGGTGGTGAATTCTCGATATGAGAACCGCAAACCAATTATCATCACTTCAAATCAATCTCTGGAAGACATAGGCAAGATGATGATGGCACAGATTGCCAGTCGTCTGATAGAAGTCTCCAGGACGGTCAGATTCACTGGGGAAGACAAGCGGGTCAAGAAGGAACACTGGTGGGACAAAATGTAATTCTTATTTTTCTTTTTTTATGTTCAAAGTACCAACACAACCAATCACCATCGCGGAAGCAGATAGACTCAAACTGTTTCAAATGACTTCGCGCACGCTCTATCGCAATTGTCACAGTGGCAAAATAAAGACAATCAAAATCAACAATGTCTTCTATATCACGCCAGAAGCTGTTGACGATTATCAGCGAAGCAAGACTGGTGGTCTCACCATCGAAGCTGTGGTTGATGACCAAATTGCATTTGCTGACGCTGTCATCGAGTCGAAACAGAATCGGGATAGAATCAAAGCATTCCTGAATAATTTCAGAAAACATATTTACAAATAATCTATGAAACCCACTCACCCAAAAATCATCTTCACTCTCACAGTGATTCTCACCATCATATATTTTTCGATGAATATGTTTGATGATTCAAAGAAGCCAATCGAAACAATCGCGCCAGTCGCTGATTGCTGGGTTGAATCCTATCCAGTCACAAAACTCTTGCGTCAGGTATCTTGGAGAGACAAGACATTCGTGGAGAATGCCAATGTTCACAATGCTCTTGAAATCTCTGAAGGCAATATGGACTTCGTTTTGACGGTTGAAGCCGAATCACAATTTGACCCAGAAGCAGTCGGTGATCACGGACACGCACACTGATTCTGTCAGTGGAATGACATTTGGCAGAAAGAAACATTGAAAGACCAAAACTTTCACGACCCGATTTGGCAGATGGAGAAATGCTTCGAATACTACACTGAAGTTTTCAACAATGGCACGATTTCAGATCGTCTCTATGGATTCAATGTTCGACAGCTTGTCAAAGACAGATTCAAAACAGAGACAGAATGGCATCTTCGTCGTGTCTGCAAATAATATTTTTCTATGCAATACTCAAAAAAATTCTCTCTCTGAAAACTCCATATTTCTATTTCACAGGAGTCTTCCACTGCTCTTTGGTGAAGATTCGGTTGATGATGGAATTGGAAACTGTGAATTCAGATCGGTTGAAACACTTGTATAATTTCTCTGTTCGTCGTGCAAATTCGAATCTCTATCAAATAATATTTATTTTTCTTTTCCCCTACTATGAAAAAATCAACTGCTCCACAACTCAAACGCTATGATATAAAGGCACTTCAGCACGCCATCAATTTTCCACTCGCGAAGACTCTCGAATCAATTTGATTGAAGTTCTCTGTGTGAGGTTTGAAGATGGACGAGGACGGTATCTGGTCTATTGATTTGAAATTTGAAGATGTCTTCGAAACCTTCTTCACTTCATACAATATGGTCATCGTCAGGAACTTCAGGAACTATGAAAAGACTCTGCAATCATATCTGGAGAAACTTGATGACAAACAATTGACGCTTGATGATTTCCATTCTCAAAAAGGAATCAATATCTTCGAGAAAATGAATGAGACAATCCAGGATTGGAATTCATTGAACTTCTGCCAAAATATCACTGGGACTCTGAAGAAGTATGAGTTCAAGACCAAAGCCCGTGAAATGACATTCTTCATTCGGTCTGTTGATGTCAATTTCTTCAAAGATGAATTCAACCCAGGTTCAGAATATCTGATGTTCCTGGAACCAACTGTCCCGACATTCTCTGAAGAGAAGAAACAGACGATTGCCGTTCCAAAAGTCATCTATGACACGCTTGATTTCTACTGGGACAAACTGAACCAAGATGACTTTTTAATCTAAAAATATGGAAAACTTCTTTTGCTGCATTTGTCACAAAGAACTGATTGGGTATTGAAACAATTCATATCCAGTCCGTGATTGAAAGTGTTGCGACGAATGCAATGCCAGCATCGTTGTTCCGATTCGAAGTCCAGGACAAAAGAGACACCAGAAAATCAAGGCATCGACCTGGTGGTCAACCGTCCAGGTTTGAATGCCAAGTCTGATTGGTGCTGTTCTGGTTGAATCATATGAGAACCAATGGAAGGCATATATTGGAGTTTGATTGGGACACGACAAACACCAAGACGAGAATCTGATCTATGCCAATGGTGCGAAACTCCAACCGCATATTGCAAAACAGATTTTCCACGATTTCCCAGACATTGAAAAACTAAACTTTGTTGACTAGTATGATGAAATTTGAATTCAAACCAATCTCAGTGAATGAAGCCTATACTGGCAGACGACACAGCACCGCGAAGAAGAAGGTATTTATGCACAATATGGCACGGGCATTGAGAGAGGTTGAAATAGATTGTCCGCCGCCATACAAGATGACCTGGATATTTTATGTCTCGACCAGGTCTGATCTCGACAACCTTCTGAAAGTGGCACAGGATTGCATATTCGAACACTTCGGGAATGTCTATGACAAAATAAACGATCACCAGGTTCACAAGATCGACGCAGAAAAGAGGATTTGCAAACCGTGAGAGGAATGTTTCTTTGTTGAGATTGACACTTTTATTCCGTAATATATTTTATGAAATCGCTTGAAAAAATACTTCTTCAGAAAACAGAAGTCAAAAATAATGATCCAGTTGTCAGTTTCTCTTTTATTGATGTAGACGCGAATATGTTTCGTGGGAAAGTGGAATACTTCTTCAATTTTGATGGGTCTATACACCCTATTTTGGAAAAGATAATTGACCAACAAAAAATTCTGGATTGGGATTGAGAACTTCACGAATATTGAAAAATACAAAATAAAGAATTTTCACTTTTCAGAGTTCGTGAAGGATATGTGGATATTATTTATTGCTACACAAAAGAATTTTCTCGTCTGGAAGAGTGGATTGAAGACATTGCTTCTATTATTATAAAATAAATTTTTTAGATATTATGAACACAGAATTGATGTTCTCTTCGAAAACGAATGAGTGGTCAACGCCGCAGTCATTTTTTGATTCTGTGAGACTTGAGTTTTGAGAATTCGACCTTGACCCAGCTGCCGACGAAACAAACCACAAGGCGGCTCGATTCTTCACGATTGCCGACGATTGACTTGCTCAATCCTGGTTCTGAAAAGTCTGGTGCAATCCCCCATATTGAAGAGACTTGAGAAAGTGGGTCGAGAAATGTTTCACTGAATCGAGGGGGGGGGCGTGCTATTGATCTGCCTTCTGATTCCAGCAAGGACAGACACCAGCTATTTTCACGATTTCATATACCACAAACCAGGCGTTGAGATCCGTTTCATTCGTGGGCGTCTCAAGTTCGGTGATTCAAAGAATGCTGCACCGTTTCCTTCTATGCTTGTAATTTTTAGAAAATAATTTATGCTTGACTATTGCCTTCATACATTCCAGAAACTTCACCCTGATGATATAGTCGTCAAGGAATTCGCCAGGTACCGGATCACGCGGAACGAATATGAGATTCACAAAGCGAAGAGGATCAAGATTTTCTTCGTTGAAGAGAAGATCACCTGGCGTCCATTCTACTTTCTATTTCTCGTCAAGCGTTCCAGGTGGCAAAGAATGGAAGGTGAGACCGATTCCCTGGTGATCAATTCAGGTCACAAGGGTTGAGTTATAGGGGATATATTCATTCAACCACTCCAGTTCTCCAGCTTCACGGAAGCAGCCCAATTCATAATGGCGATTATATGCCGAAAATAACCATTCAAATCAGCAAGAATTCGGCAGACAAACTCAAGAGACTTGAAGATCACTACAAAGAACAGAACGGATTCACGAAACAGCAATCAAGAACCTTTCTCTTGGAAGAGTGAATCGAACTGGAATTTGACGGGGCTATTCACAACCATTGAATATAATCATAGACCGTGATGTCTCTAAACTATTTATTTTCTATCCTTTTTTTATGGATATTATTTCCCTCTTGATCCACAGTGTGCCAATCGTTGTTGGAATTGCACTGGTCGTGATCTCTCTCGGTGGTCGTTGGGTCGTTGTCACGGGAGTCGTTCTGATCGTGTTGGGGATTCTTCTGCGATAGTTTCTATTTTCTTATCATCTTTTTATGAGTGATACGCCAGACATTTATCATCTTTTTATGAGTGATACGCCAGACATTTTGGGTGCTTCAGTGAAGCATTCGGACACGGGAGTCGTTGCGAAGGTCATTGCAGTCACGAGGTTTCTTCGGTCTACAACGCGTCTATTTATTCAATGGACGAAGGCGGACGGCGGAATTCAAGAACTCTGGGTTGACATAACCGATGTTGAAGTTTCTGCCTACCGTGACACCCCAATCAAACCAGAAGACGAGCCATTTTAGATTTGATGTTGGGGACATTCGTGTCCCTGACATATACTGTTTTCCCTTATTCAAGGGGTTTGACCGCAAACTTTATTTTCTATTTTTCTTTTATGAAAAACAAAGGCACTGCCACTGTGTTGGCATTCTTCCTGGGATTCCTGGGAATACACAGATTTTATTTGGGACGCACCGCGTCTGGTCTCTTGATGTTCCTCTTCGCGTGGACGCTCATTCCAGCGATCATTGCATTCGTCCAGGGTATAATGCTTCTCTCGATGTCCGAGAAGGACTTCAATCGGGAATATAATTCACACAAAAGATAGTATGTGAAAAAAACTCGAACTTCCCAAGTGGCGTGTCGGAATGTCGGTCTATTGGACTGCCAAAGAAGAGAATATGGACTTGTGGGAAGGTCATATTCGTTCCGTAGACGAGACAGCACAGACCGCTGTGATCGTTGGCGTTTGCCAACGGAAAGATGCTGACAAACAGCCAGTGGACAAAATCGTTTCTCTGGATAGACTCCGAGAAATTCGCAAATAATCATTTTATCTTTTTTATACTCACTCTATGAAGTACACTATCACTATTTCAAATCCTGGTCTCCAATACCTCTATGCCGTCGTTTCAAAGATTCTCTTGAATTCACGCCAGACCATCAAGAATGTCGCACAGATCATCGACATAATTCGTCCAGTGGTCAATGACTTCGAAATCAAACAAAATCAACTCGAAGTTCCAGCAGACGGAAAAAAGAAACTCCGTGCAGACAAAAAGAAGTTGCACGAAGCAAAACTTCGTTCGGCTCGTCTTCTCGAAGCTGGAGAAAAACTGACAGAAGGTTCAGTTCTACCTTATGAATGACCAGACTCACAGCAAGCGGTGGAAGCAGAAATCAAAGCACTTGAAGATGAAATTGATGTCATCTGGAATGACCGAAAGGCTCTCCGAGAGACAACAGTGTCTATCACCTTCAATGATGAACAGTTCACTGCACTCAACTCTGGCTTCGATTCTGTCATCGCTTCTTGGAGAGACGAACAGAACCAGGGAATCAGCGGCGTCGAAGATGCTTCCCTTCTCAATGAATCAATCATTGCACTGGAGACAGCAGACAAACAGTAAATTTGCAACCACAGAAAAAACACCTATTCTTTCCACGGTGTTTTCTAGTGGGGGACACCAGGGACAATTCGATTCGTCGTCTTGTCCCTTTTTTGTGCCTTGTTGCAAACAGTGTCAATTTCGATACTATTGAGCTATATCAAAACTATTTCTTCACACGCCCCCACTATGGCACAAAAGAAAAAAGAAACACAAAAGCCCGTCAAAAAGCCAATCACAGGGCATATTCAAAAGACTCCACCATCAAAGAAAAAAGATGTGGGAGTTTCTGAAGCAGAAACACTTCAGAAACCCGAAAAATCACAAGACCTTTCGGGTAGTAAAAGTCAAGATAAGAAAACATTGACAAAGCTGTCAACCATCACAGAAGACCCAGGCTGGTGAATCATTGAAGATATGGCGGAATGAGCGAAAAAACTTCAAAGATTTGAAAAAATGAATCCGAAGAAGATTTTGTTTGCTGCCTTCATAGCCTCTCCAGAGTGTTGTGACCTCACAAACCTTCAGTTCTGTGACAGATATGTTGTTCACAAATGAACCCTCTCTGAATGGAGACAGCAAGAAGAAACTGATGTCTTGCGGAAATGGTTTCTGAAGTGAGCAATGCAACGATGGACTCCGAAGGTATTGAAGCAACTTCGGAATGCTGCCAGTTCAGACGATGAAGATGGAAAGATTCAGTTGTGAGCAGTCAAAACATTCCTGGCATACTCTGAAGACTTCAATGAGAAACTTGACCTGAATTTGACCAATCCTGGTGCAATCACGATCCAGTTTGCCAATATGGTGCAATCACCATTCGTCCAGCCCCCAAAAGAGTCTGACAAACCAGAACCAGTCAAGAAGAAGTCAAAACCCTCTAAAAAGAAAAAATAATGGAAGCACACGCCCTCTATCCATTGCAACCAAAGCAGCTGGAGTTCGCCAATACCTTTGCGAAGTTCCGTGTCTATGGTGGTGCGAAAGGTGGTTGAAAATCCTATGAAATGCGCGCTGAATGCACTCGTCAATGCTTGTCGTGACCAAAAATTCGTGGTCTCGCTCTCCGTCGCACTCTGCCAGAGATCGAAGAGAATATGATCAACCCGATGAAGAACGAACTTCCCCGTGAACTATACAAGCACAATCAGCAGAAGAACACCATCACTTTTCCAAACGGCTCGACACTCCGTTTCTCATACTGCCGAAATCTCGAAGATGTTCTGAACTTCCAGGGTATCGAATATGATTTCATCTGCATCGAAGAGTTGACCCAGTGGACGGAAGAAGAGTGGAAGATTTTGATGACCTCACTCCGAACCACCAAGAAGGGTGTCATTCCAAACTTCTTCGGTTCAACCAATCCTGGTGGTCGTGGTCACGCCTGGGTGAAGCGTCTGTGGATTGACCGAAATTTCAAGTCAGAAGAAGGTGAAAAGCCAGAAGACTATGCCTTCGTTCAATCGTTCGTCTGGGACAACCAGATATTGATGGAAACACAACCCCAGTATGTCGAAGCACTCCAGGCACTGCCAGAGAAGAAACGACGGGCATATCTTGAAGGCGATTGGAATGTCTTCGAAGGTCAGTATTTCACCGAGTTTCGTGAATCAATCCATATCATCGACCCAGTCGTTCCAAAGAATGCCAAACAATATCTGGTTTGTCTCGATTACTGATATGCAAATCCGTCTGCCGTCTATTGGCTGGCACAAGACACGCAAGGTCAGGTCACTTGCTATCGTGAACTTTATTGACCAGAAATGTCATACAAAGAACTCGCAATCAAAATCCAGGCGATGACAACCCAGGACGAGAAGATTTCTGTCACGATTGTTGATCCAGCCATCGTCGGGAAGAGAGAACAGAATTGAGTCACTGGCAAAGAGGAATTGGAAAAATGGGGTTTGAGAGTTGAAGGCGGTGACAACAGTCGTGTGGAAGGTTGGTTGACGGTGCGAAAGTATTTGAAACCCTATGAAGACCCAAACACGAAAGAGATCACTTCGAGTCTGAAAATCACTTCGAACTGTGTGAATCTCATTCGAACTATACCAGAACAACAGCACGACAAAAGCAATGTGGAGGATATGGACACACACGGTGAAGACCACTGACCTGACGCATTGAGATATTGACTTGTCAAGCTAGGTCAACCAGTTGCAAACTTCGATTCTGTTCGTAATATGAACGAAGCATTTCAAAAACAAGCGAAAGTTGCGATTCAGAAATCCCAACAATTCTTGCAGAAACCGAGTGAACGACAGTCTGACAGCAACAAAAGTTTCTTATCAGCAAAATTCTAGTTTCTTTATTTTTCCACTATGGCAAAGAATGGCAAGACCACACCAGCAACAGAAAAAACAAAGAGTCAGATTTCGCCAACATTTGCTTCTCTCCAGAAGAGCAAATCACAAGACAAAGGTGGTTCGTGAAAGTCAGCTGAACAAATGAACGCTGAACTTGGTTGATCTGGAACAAATATCATTCAAGGTATTCTCTCGGAAGACTACAATTCCGAGCTGTCTGGTCAGACTGGAATGACGAAGTTCGATATGATGCGCCGAACTGATTCACAAGTCTCTGCAATCCTTCTTGCTCTCGAACTCCCAATCCGTTCGACACAGTGGAGAATGAAGCCAGCAGAAGACAAGAATGGTGAATCAGATGATGCTGCCTGGGAAGTAGCAGATTTTGTCGAAGATAATCTCTTCAATAAACTCGATAAAACTTGGGACAACCTTCTTCAAGAAGTATGCACCTTTTTTGCGTTTGGCTTTTCTCTCTTCGAGAAAGTTTGGGGCGTTGATGACGAAGGCAATATCATCATCAAGAAAATTGCATTCAGAAAACAGACAACCATCACAAAGTGGGAGACACAAGACGGAATGCCAGGAGTTGAACAACTCGTTCCAGCCAATGTGGTTGGTTGACCGAATGCTTGATTGTCAAATGTCAATATCCCTTGAGACAAACTGATTCTGTTCACCAACAAGAAAGAAGGTGACAACTATGAAGGAATTTCAGTTCTCCGTTCTGCCTATAAGCACTGGTTTTTCAAAGACAATCTATACCGATTTGATGGGGTTCGTCACGAACGCCAGTCTGTTGGTATTCCAACCATTTATCTTGGAGAAGGTGCAACAGACGCTGACAAAACAGCGGCACTCACTATCGTCAAAAACATTCGTGCTAGTGATCAGACAGGAATCGTCGTTCCTTGACCACAAACAAAAGGTTGGAAGTTCGAATTCGCTGACCTTCACGCTTCGAGTGGCACTGATCTCTTCGAATCTATCAAACACCACAATCGAGAAATCGCGAAAGGTGTTCTTGCACAATTCATCGAACTTGGTGACACAAAGAGTGGAAGCCGTTCATTGTCAGAAGACCAGTCAGACCTTTTCCTTCAGTGTCTCAATTCTGCTGCAAAAAGCATTGCTGATGTATTCAACCGATTTCTGATTCCAGAGTTGGTTGATTTCAACTTTGATGTCAAACAATATCCAAAACTTGATTTCGAGAAGATTGGTGGTGCAGATGTTGCGAAGTTCGCTGAAACTGTCGTCTCTCTCGTTGGTGGTGGTGTCGTCAATGCTGATTCAAACATTGAAGACCATTTCAGAACTATTCTCGGACTTCCAGCCCGTGAGATTTCTGCCACTCCAGGGGCTGTTGACCCGAATGCTCCCGTCGATCCAAATGCACCAACTGACCCAAACGCTCCAGCAACAGACCCGAATGCAGCACCACAAGACCAGTCAGCTGTGATTGACCAACTTCAGCAAGAGATTGACACTCTGTCAGCTTCTGAAGAGATGGAAGATGAAGAATTCGAATCACTCTTCGACGAGATGTCAGAAATGCTCTTGATGGCGTGTGATGATGAAGACTCTGTCGATTTTATCAACAAGGGTGATCACCTCACTGATGAATGGAAGAAGAACATTTCAGATGCCTTGAAAAAGGCTGGTGGCGGAACCCTCAAGACTGTGAGTCAATGACTCACCAAGAAGATTGCCGAGCATACTGGCAATATAGACAAGGCAAATGCAGAATTCCGTGCAAAGACGGACGGTTTGCGCAGTGAGATTGAACACCTCAAGACTGTGAAGGCTGGCATTCAGAAATGAAAGAAGGGAACTCCAGCACGAAAACAACTGCTGGCTTCTCTCAAATCACTCAACCAGAAGATTGCCGCACTCCGTGGAGAAAGGAACAAAGTCACTCAACCACTCACACGATTGAGAAGCCAAGATGTTCAGGATAGGAAACAAGTTGCTGCTGTTATCAAAGAGCGAAAAGCAGCTATTGCAGAAACGGTCAAATGAATCCGTGCTGAACTCCAGGCTGGTCGAATGACTCTCCAATCAGCTATTGAACCAATGAAACAGCATATCCAGGACAACACAAAGCAGATGGTTGAACTTCGAAAGTCTTTGACAGACCTTCCAAAGTGAGACCCAAAGCGCGATGGAGTGAAGGCAATGATTGACGGGCTGTCAAAAGAGAATGCAGACAATCGTTCTACTCAAGCAAAACTTCGCACTGATTTCTCAAACACCACAAAAAGCAAGTCAGCAGAGATTGCGAACACTCGCAAATCGTCAGGTCTCTTCGAAGAACCTGAACACACTCACGATGAACACTGCCATCACGGAGTTGGCAAAGATATGTTCTTCGATGAAGAATATCTGAAACTTTCTCATTGTTTCAATAATCAATTCATTACTAGGCTTCAGAATGAATGCACTGACGCCTCTCACTTCGCAGAGGTAAAAAAAAAAGGATTCAAAATAAATAAATTTGAAGACAAGTCGCCTCGTGCAATGACATTCGCTGAACGCAAGGTCAATTTTGATTCTCTATCAAACTCAATGGAAGCATTCACAAAACTTCTGGAAGAGAAAATGACCGAGATCACCGACAGACAGAAAGCTGACCTTCTGGCACAAATCAAGAATGCAGTTGAGAATAACAACATTGAAGCACTCGGTGCTGTATCGGCAAAATATGCTGGTGATCTAGCACAGGCATTGACCAACATTCAAAAAGAACTCTTTGAAATCGGCAAGAAGACAGCGGCAACAGAGATGGGTGTGATGGTTCCGCCAACGGCTCGCGAAGTCGCTGGCGCAATCCGTGTCCAGAACGATGCCGTGGTTGCTGGTCTTATATCAAAGGCAGAAACGTCAGCGAAGACAGCAGCAACCCAGCAGATTGCCAAGAAGGGTGGTTCGATAACGGCTACCAATGCAGCAGAAACGGTTGCGGCTGCTGCTGAAAGTCTCGACAAGGTTTTCTCGTCTGCCAAAGCTACTCTGACAACGCTGGGGATAACTGGTTCAATCAATCTTGGTCGATCATCTATCTTCGAACGCTATCCAGAGAAGATTTGGTGATTCCAATATTCAGCTATCCTGGACGATAGGACGACAGAGATTTGTCGAAGTCTCGATGGAAGGGTCGTCAAGGCTGGCAGTCCTGATTTTTACAATTACTCACCACCACGACACTTCAACTGTCGTTCTATATGGGTTGAAATATTGATGGACGAGACATTCAAGCCGAACTTCACGGGCATTCCTGGAAGCATTCCAGCCAATGTGACGCTGGACACCTTCAAAGACCTCAAAGCACCTATTGTTCTCAAAAACAGTCCAGCCATTCAGATTATCGAAAAAGAATTGGCAGACCGTCGTGAAAAACTCAAAGCACTTCAAGACAGCAACACCTTTCCGAATCGACAGAAGCAACACGAAGCGCGAATCCAACAACTCGAAGATGCCCTTGCAAATGCAGAAGAAACAGCATTTTCAGAGTATGTGAGAGATGTTCTTCGAGCCGATGGGGTCAAGTTTCTGACAGATGAAACCGATGTTTCTGAATAGTTTCTGCATACTGAAAAAACGCATCATTTGAAATGCGACAGAAAACGCATCAAATCTTCATCACTTGATGCAAAATTTATTGACAGATTGAAAAACTCATTTTTAATTGGTCGTTATATTGGAGAGGTTTGCTGGGTTTCTGATATGTTTCTGATGTCTGAAACCCTTCAGAAACTCTCATAGTATAGTATAGATATAGTAAATATTATTATTATAGAGATGCGTCGATATGGAAAAAAACACAGTCACAATTCCGTTCTATTGATTTGCACAAATCTGTGCGGTCTCAAAATCTATAAAACAAAAAAAAAGTTATGGTGGCAATTCTATCCATTCAACTTCAGGAAAATAATTCGGTAGAAATCCGAATGAAGGGACAAGAGTTTCTTGAACTCCCGATGATTGGTGCATTGAAATTGGCGGAAGAATATTTGATGGAAAGAATCAACAAACGAAAGTCACAAATTGAAGATGAGACTTGCAAAACAAAAAATGGAATCTATAATTCTCAAAGAGAAAAGGTGGTTGGAAAACACGAAGCATTGTCACACTATCTTGATTTGAGAAGTCAAATTGAAAATAGGTTGCAAGCAATAGCCACTGCGGACGAGAAAACGGAATTTGCCATTGACGAAACTTTACCTTCTATCATTTAGGATATGAACAAAAAAGCACTCCAGGAAAAATCAAAATCTTTCGCTGATGCGACACAAGTTTCACAGAAACAAGCCGAGACGATTATGAAAATAATCTATGACAAAGGTCTTGATGCCAAGACTTTTGATCGTGTTCTCTGGAGAATGAAAAATCTCGTGATGAACACAAAGGTTCAGGAACTGGTCAACACAATGGAGAAGACACAGATTGAAAGTCTGGTTGACGAACTCGTTGTCCAGGATCAAGCGTCTCCAAGTGAAGTCTGCTGCAACGAAAACGATGAAATCCACTTCCAGGCGTTTTTCTCTGATATACCGACAGCCCCAGCGGAAGGAAAAAAATTCAACGCTGGTGATCTCGTGGATATTCAGATTATGCGAACGGGAGTTTGGAATCACCCAATGATTTGAAAACTCAATATAACTGCAACAACACTGTCAGAGGTCAAAACGAACTTTGACAAGAATGTCAGAAAAATCAAACTTGCTGTCGATGAGAACCACGAAGACAATCACAAAGCCCTCGGTTGGTTCAAAGATGTATACAATAAAGGCAAAGATGCCTTGTTTGCAAAAATAGAACTCACCAAGAAAGGTGCAGAACTGCTCACTGAATGAGCATACAAATACTTTTCTCCCGAAATAGTATTCCAAAAAAAAGACGAAGAAACGGGTTCCGTAGTTCGAAATTTGTTGATTGGAGGTGCGTTCACCAATCGACCATTCTTCAAAGCAATGACACCATTGCTTGCGTCAGAAGAAATGGTTGATGAAGCAGCCAACCATCACCAAAAGGAGACGGGGAACGATTCGTCGGTTTTTATCTTTAATTCTCGCAATCCAATGCTGAAAATTCTCAACAAGTTGACACAATTGGGTGATCGCAAATCCATCACACCAGATGAGCGCGATGACCTTCAGGCGTGTTTCAACGAGATGTCACCAAGTGATGTCACACCAGAAATCAAGGCGGCTTTTGA